GCCGGCGGGCTATGGCGCGAGTGGGACGAACTGCCCGAGCACCGTCAAGGGGCTGATCCTGCTCCTCGTGGCCCACTGGTACGAGATGCGGCAGCCGGTCGTGGCTGGCTTCAGCCAGGTGCTGCCGGTGCCGCTGACGTTCAACACGCTGCTGGCCGCCAGCGGCTGGGGTGGATACCGATGAGCGTCCAGGCCACCGTCCAGGCTGTCGTTCACGCCCAGTCTGTGGCATCGTCGGGGCTGGCCCAGGAGATGATGAACAACATCGTCTCCTTTGCCTTCGACGTCGGCGACTGCACGAAGGTGTGGAGCGACCGGAGGACGTTCGCAAGCGGCATGGACGAGGTGGACTTCGCGACCATCGGCCTTGGCACGGTGAAACTCCTGTGCCTGAAGAACCTCTCCACGACGAACCAGATCGCCATGTCGGCCGGCTGGACGGGCAGCCAGTTCAGCCTCTTCCGGCAGGACGCTACGTCGTGGAACTTCTCGCCGATCATCAACCTCGGCGCCCTGACGCTTCGCGGCTACCCGATCCGCGAGGGCGGGGCGATGCTGCTGTCCTGCCCGAACAGCGGTGGCTTCTCGACGACGGGTGGCGGCAGCGTCCTCCGCATCGGCGGGACGACGGGGCAAGAGTACGAAATCTACGTCATGGGAACCTGACCGATGGCTCTTAACGCCCAGATCACCCTCTCCATCCTGGCCCACGAGACGTCGTCCGGCGACCTGTCGCGGACGCTGCGGGCCACGCCGGCCAACTACGCCCTGTCGCTCGGAGACGGCACGGGGGCGAACCAAGCCCAGGTCGTGTGGAGCGACTCGCGGACGGTCTCCGGCCCCAGCGAGACGCTGACCTTGTCGAGCCTGACTGACACACGCGACGGTGCGTCAGTCTCCGTCGCCCTGACGGCGGTCAAGGTGGCCTACATCCGCAACGCCCATGCGACGACCGCTCTGACGGTGGCGGGCGGCCCGTTCGGCAGCGGCTACACGCTGCCGGCCGGCGCGGCGGCCGTCCACGCCGATCCGTCGGCCGGCGGGCTGGCGGCGACGGCGGTGACCGTCACCGGCGCAGCCTACGACATCGTCCTCATCGGCGAAGGCACGGTCACATGATCATCGGCCAGATGCGGGAGCGGGTGGCGATCAAGTCGCAGACCGAGGTCCGCAGCCCCTCCGGCGAGACGACCCTGTCGTGGAGCACGACCGTCGCCACCGTCTGGGCGAGCGTCACGGGGCTGTCGAGCCGCGACATCCTCCAGGCCCAGCAGGCCAACGTCATCGCCACGCATCGCATCCGCATCCGCTATCGGCCCGACGTCACGCATACCAACCGGCTGGAGTGGCGGGGGCGCACAATGGAGATTGCCAGCGTCGTCGAGCGCGACAACAGGACGGCTCTGGAGATGCTGGCGAGGGAAGTGCAATGATCGAGCAGGGCATCGGGTCGGCGAGGGAACTGGAGGGCGGCGGCACTGCGCTTGAGCGTGCCAACCAGTTCGTTTCCGTCAAGACGGCCGGCGTCCGCGACTTGGTCAAAACCCTCCAGGCTCTCGCCGGCTCGGCGGCGTCGGAGGCTGTGCTGTCGAAGGCCGTGATGAAGGCGAAGAGACCGCTGGAGCAGCACTACGTCGGCCTCGCCAGTCAGCACGAAGCCACCGGCAATCTCGGCCGGTCTGTAACGCACAAGAAGGTGAAGTACCCCGAGGGCATGATCGTCGTCGTCGGCCCCCGCCAGACCGGCCCCGTCGGCTCGACGCGAGACAAGGCTTCAGGCAACCACGCATGGCTCGTCGAGTTCGGCACCGGCCGCCGCAAGCCTGGGTCAAAAGGCCGCCGGGCCTACGTCAACGTACACCAGCGAATCAACGGGAAGATGGCCCGCGCCGGCTCGTTCAACAACACCCAGTTCGAGCAGATGGGGCGAGGGTACTACTTCCTCATGGGCAGCCTGGACGAACGCGCCGGCGCCGGTGGCAAGCCGGGGTATTCCCGCGACTTCTCCGACTCCTACGGCACCCGCGAGCAGCACCCGATCACGCTCAAGCCAGGCGACACCATCGCCCCCATGAAGCCTCTTGGCCTCATGGAGAAGACGATCAACGCCACCGACCGCCAGGTTTTCGAGATTCTCAAGGCTTCGCTTGAGGCGGGCATCACAGCGGCCGGAGGCTGACCATGATCATCAAGCCCGAAGACTACGTCTACTACCGGCTGACCTCGACGCCCGGCGTGGCCCGACTCGTCGGGTTCAAGGTTTATCCGATCGCCGTGCCGAAGTCAGCCGGCTTTCCGTTCATTGTCTACAAGCGGCAGAACATCATCCGCGAGTCGAGCCTGACCGGGCCGATGTTCATGCCGCTCCTGTCGATCCAGGTGGCCTCCTGGGCGCTCACCCACGACGCCGCCAGGGAGTTGGGGGACGAGGTCCGGCTTGCTCTGGATGGCAACACCGGCACCGCGATGGGGGTTACAATCCAAGATATGAGGCTCGTCAGCGAAACTGACGACTTCTTGGACCCGACGGCGATGGGAGCACAACTCCCCCCGGCCTACGAGGTCCGGCAACTGTATCAGATTCGGTGGCAAGAGGCCGCTTCGTAACCCTACAGGTCACGACACTGGCGCAAGGAGGCGCAACAAATGGCTGGTATTTCCGCACAGGGAATGTCGTTCTCGTTCGGTGGGTCGAACCTCACTGTGACGAGCGTCCAGGTCAATGACACCCAAGACCTCATCGACGGCAGCCACCTCGGCATCGCCCCGAACGGCCGACGCGAGTACGTCGGCGGTTTCGCCACCGACCGCGAGGTGCAGGTCGATTACATCTCGACGAACATCCTCACGGCCGGCGCCTCCGGCTCCCTGTCGATCTCCGGCCCGATCTCGTTCAGCGGCAACGCGACCATCGCGTCGTCTTCGATCGGCGGCTCTGTCGGCGCCCTCATCTCTGGGAGTGCGACGTTCCGAGTCGCGTAAGCGATGGCGGGATTCGCAGCCCAAGGGGCAACCTTCACGTTCGACGCAGGCGCTGCGGGGCGCTTCGGCGCCGCCGTTACGTCCTTGTCTGTCTCGTCTCCTGAAGCGGAGGTCGTGGACATGACAGGCGTAGATGACGCGCAGGGCCAGCGGATCATGGTCCCGACCGGCGACTGGTCCGGCGGCAGCGTCGAGGTCGAGTACATCGCGACGCCAAGCGGCGTAGCGCCGGAGGCGTTTGTACGGCGAGTCGGACTTGTGACGTTCGCCTCGCCAAACATGACGGTGTCTAGGCGAGCGGTTCTCATCGCTGCCGACAGGCGTGCCAGCGTCGGCGACTTGGTCAGGGGGTCGCTGCGTTTCATGTTAACCGACTATGTGGAGCAGCAGCCATGACAGTTGCATCGGCACTTCCGCAGCGGTTTGACATTCAAGTCGTCGATGGGGATGCGTTTTCGTTTGACGCTGTGATTGGGCAGAACGTAACTGGTCAAAGCCTCATGGCGACTCTTGTGACTTACGACAGACAACAGGTTGGGATTACGGAGAATCAGCCTGTTTTTAGATATGTGCCAGTTCCTCGCAGCCTGTCGTTTACCGTCACTAACGCCGCCACTGGCGCTGTAACAGTAACGCTGTCGCCTACTGACACGGACGCTGCTGGATCCAGGAGCGAAGGATTAACTGGATGCCTTCCGCACTGGGTTCTGAAAAGCGGCACGAGGACGTACCTCGCAGGGACTGTTGAGGCAGTCGGCATTAGCGGCTGCTCGATCGGCCAATCCACAAGCAATTCATCTGGCGGCGTGTTTCTGTAGTTATCAAGGAGTCCCTGTTTTATGGCTTTGAGCAAGGCAAAGATTCTCGCGGCGAGGGACGTCAAACTCTCCGACCCGGTCCCGGTCCCCGAGTGGGGCGGCGAAGTTCACATCAAGACGCTCTCCGGCACCGAACGCGATGCGTTCGAGGAAGCCTACGCCGAGCAGAAGATGAAGTCGTTCCGCGTTCGCTTCCTGGTGTTGACGCTGGCCGACGAGGCCGGCGAGCGGCTGTTCGCCGACGCCGACATTCCGGCGCTGTCGGGCAAGAGCAGCATCGTCATCAACCGGCTGTTCGAGAAGGCGTGGAGTCACAACGCCTTCACGAATGAGGCGGTGGAGGCGCTGGGAAACGATTCACCGACCGCCCCGAGCGAAAGTTCTACTTCGACCTAGCGCTGGCGCTTGGTCGGTCGGTCAAGGAGTTGTTGGAGACGGTTGATTCGCAGGAGTTGTCGGAGTGGTACGCCTACCACCAGCGGTGGCCCATTCCGAACAGTTGGCTTCAGACGGCGAGGATATGCCGGACGATCATGGCCGCCTCGGGCAACTACAAGCGGTTGCCCGAGGAGGAGGTGTTCATTCCGGCTGCCAAGCGGCCGAAACAGTCGCAGGACGCGATGCTGGCAGAGTTGTTGAAGTTGCAGCAGCCTCAAGGATGAGACGATGGCACGCGGCTATCTCGGCAAAATCTCTGCTGTCATCTCGGCGAACACCGGGGACTACGTCCGCAAACTGAACGAGTCCGCGAAGGAGACCGCTGCCTTCGCGAGGACCGTGCAGCAGACACTCGGCCGGGCCTCATCGGAGGCCAGCAAGTCGCTGGAGGGCATCTACACGCCGATCCAGAAGGTCGAGCGTGCCTTGCGGGCCGCAGCCAGCCAGAAACTCGCCTTCCGGGGCTTTGACGGCGCGATTCGCGACGTGCAGTCGCTCCAGTCGGCTATCGCAAAACTGACGGACAAGAAGACCATCGACCTCGTCGTCAAGACGAGCGGCGTCGGCTCCTTGGACGAACTGAAGCGGACGATCGGCGTCCTGCGCAACCAGGACGTGACGATCGGCGTTGAGGGCTTGCGACAGCAGCGGGCGGCCATCGGAGATACGAAGAACTTCGTTGTCAAGACGGAGGTTCGCGAAGAGGGCAAGCGGCTCGACGACGTTATTGAGGCGCTGGAACGCATCGACGCCGAGAGTCTGAAGAAGATTTCTCTGCAAGTCGAGGCGCAGCAACTCGACGCAGCAGCGCTCAAGTTGCGGCAACTTGTGTCGGCCGGCAAGTTGATTGGTGAGCCGCTGGCCGCCGCCGCCAAGCAGTACGACGCACTGTCGCTTTCGGTGCAGGCAGCATTTGGGCCGTCGCTCAAGCGAGCGCAGCAGTCTGCCGAATCCCTCGGCGCAGCAATTGATTCTAACGTCACGATCAGCCAAAAGAAGTTCGCCGCCCTTCGTCGCGACGTCGAATTGACGGCAGCGGCCATTGGGAGGCTGTCTGAAGCAGAGGCAATCATCGGCAGGCTCGGCAACGGCACGTCGCTTCGCGACGTTGCGCCGAGGCAGTTTGACGCTCTTAATGAGGCCGCAAGGATTCAACAGCGGTCGTCAGCGATGTCTGGCGAGCAGGCGTCCGGCTTCGGCGTCGGCCGGCAGGAGGCGGCGGTTCGCAGGCAGGCTGAGATTCTGAACCAGATGCGAGCCGAACAGGAGCGGCTGCGACAGAGAGGCGGCGACACGACGTCCATCGACGCTGCGATTGAGCGACAAACCGGCCGCCTTGAGAAGCAAGTGGCGGTGTGGGCGCGGCTTGTCGGTGCAGCAGAAAAGTACAAGGCTGCCGCCACCGCTGCGCAGGACGCTGCCCAGGGGGTTGGACAGAGGACTTTCATCGGCAATATGGGCAGACGGACAGACATCTCCCAGATGGGGAGGTCTTCCCCGTTCTTTCCTGGCAATGGACGAGGCAACCCAACAGGTCCGTTCGGCCCATCGCTTCCAGAAGGCTTCGGCGGCTCCTCCGACGCCGGCCTCGGTAGAAGCATCGACGACCCGCAGCGAAGACTCGAAGGCTTGCGAGGCTCGATAACCGCGGTCAAGTCCCAGGTTGAGCAACTGCCGCAGGCAATTCAGAGTGGATTCATTCCTGCCATTAAGGCCGCTGAAGACGAGTTCAAGAGGCTCGCAGCGTCCGGGTCTGCAACGTCAGAAGAAATTGAGGCGGCTCGCCAAAAGATGCAGTCCCTCGCCGACCAGACGGCGGTCGCCGCCAACAAGATTTCTGCCGCGCGCGGAGTGCTCACCGGCTTCGGCGGGGCAGGCGTCGATGGCATCACGGCTGGCCTCGACGCCAGGGCCGTACAAGTGTTTGCCGCGCAGATGAACGTACTGCAAGGCGTCATGGCAGGCGTGTCCGGCCCCGCGGCCGGCGCACTCGCGGCAGCGTTCGACAATGTCAGGAATAAGATCGCGGAAGCCGCCGACGACGGGACCATTAGGCTTCGCGCGACTCGCGACGCCATCGACGGGATGATTCAGTCTCTCGGCGCCGCTGCGGCGAAGGCGGCTGGGCTTGACGTCTCCAGGGTGTCTAACGACCTGAAGCGGGTCGGCGACGTCGGGCGAAGAGGGTTCGATAACTTTGCGCTCGCCGCGCAGCAGGCTGGCTTTGCGATCGACGACTTCTTCTCGGTTACGGGTGACCTCGACCAGAGAATACGAGCGATAAGCAATAACGTGACGCAGATGGCGTTCATCTTGGGAAGCACGAAAGGTCTGTTCGTGGCTCTCGGGGCCGTCATCGCCACGCAAGTCGTGCTCATGTATCGTAAGTGGGCGAATGAAGGAAGAAGCACAGAGGACAGGGTTAAGGCTCTCAATGAATCTCTCGTCGCCCAGAAGGGGATTGTTGACAGGCTGAAGGAATCCTTTGACTCTCTTGGAGATGCAATCACAAGGAGCACGATTAGCGACAAGGCAGAACAGAACAACACCATACAGAGGTCAATCTCGTCGATAATGGAGCAGCGCCAGAAGGCGGCGACGGAAGCAGTGCTCGACGCAGACCCGGCGACGAGGGCGGCCCGCGCTGACAAAGCGAAGGCTGAGCGCGAAAGAGAAAAAGCATCGACGTTTGGGCAAAGGGCAGCAGCGCAGGCGGCCATCGACCAGGCCGAGGCGAGGATTAGGCGCAACGAACGACTGGCCCGTATTACTCCAGCGCCAGACGACGACGAGGTGAGGCGGGAAATCCGTCGCGCTCCGTTGGGGAGAGTCAGACCTCCGGTCCCCGATCTGCCGTCAGGCATGAATATCGATGCCTTGCGAGCGCGCAGGGAGGCTCTTTCGGCACCAATAGAAAGCGCTCGACAGCGACTCCTTGACGAGAGCAGGACGGGAACTGGCTTCGACGGCGGGCTTAGGGCGAGGCTCCTCGGCGAGTCGTATGAGCGGCTTCAGTCGCTCGCCGCCCGGCTCGACGCAGCGATCTCCGCGATTGTTGACAAGGACATTCCGAACCTGGCGAGGACGGCCAAGGGGATTGGCGACGTTCTACGCACAGCCCAGAACGTAGCAAAGGATGCAGAGTCCGCTGGAACGATAGGGTCTTCTGCCTTTGCTGATCAGGTTGATGTGGCGGGGAACGCATTGCGTGCTGCCCTCGATGAACTAGAAAAGGCTGTCAACTTGCCGGCCGGCCCCGATCGCGAGGCGGCGATCGAGCAGGCAAAGCAGTCCGTCGAGGCGGCGAAGGCTCTCGGAGACGCAGTCAAAGCGCAAACGCCAGCGATCGAGGCCGCCACTTCTTCGATACTAAAGTTTGCAGAGGCAATCGGCAGAGTTACAGCGGAGGCCGACTCGACGCTGAATGCTGCCAGGAGTGCAGAGAGCGCATCAAGGGCAGAGGACATCAGAGACCGGACGCCGAGGTCACTTGGCAATCGGTTGAGGGCAGGGGCGAGCGCGTCCTTAGCGCAGGACGCGCGAGACGAGATTGCCACCGCAGCCGCCAAGGCGCAGGAGCGCGCGAGGCAGTCGCCAGTGGCGATTGACGTGGAGCGGCAAATCAAGGAACTGGACGACAAACTAAAGGCAGAGACAAAGCCTGACGAGCGGATGCGAATCGTTGAGCAACGTGCTGAATTGCAGCGCAAGTCCGAGGCGGCGATTCGCGAAGCAGTTGACGGGGATGCGGAACTAAACGCATTGAGAGACAAGGCGACAGAGCAAGAGCAGCGAAGGCAAGACGCAATCGCCGGCCGCAATCTCATGCTTACCCCCGGACAGCGCGCGCAACTTGACCTAAACAGACAGATCGCGCAAATCAACGAGGGCAGGAGGTCTCGGCTTGAAGAAGATAGGCTTCTTAATCGCGGAGCGAAACAGCCGCAAATAGACAAAGAGGCCGACGAAGCAATTCGCCGTCTTAGGTTTGAGCAGATTCGCAACGCCGCCCCCACCATCTTCGGCCTCGCCGACTCCGTCGCCAATGCGGTCCTTCAAGGTCCGTCCCGCGCGGCCCTGCAAGCAACGGACGTCTCGACCGTCGAGGGTTCGCGGGAACTGACTCGTCTCCTCCGCGGCGACGACGCGGCGAAGGATCAGGCCAACCTCGTGGAACTCCAGAGGGAGGCAAACCGTCTGCTGGATCAGATCGCAAACAACCCCGCCAACATCGCCAACTAAGGAGCACCCCAGTGCCAGACATCAGTTACAGCGTCTCCTACCGCATCTCGAAGGACTTCCTGAACTCCTCGGTGGCGGCCAACAACATCTCGGCGAACATGAGCCTCGCCGGCCTCCAGAGCCAGACGCTCACGCTCTCGACGAACGCCGTCAGCATCTCGACGG